GCGTAAGCCGCACCAGTACCTGTTCCGTAAATACCCGTGTTTATTTCAAGCACAGCGTAGTTAGATGAGTCATGAAATACTCTGTCCTTAAATCCAATAAGGAATACAAAGTCTTCATCCTCTTTCAGGGTTATACCAGCATCTTCATGCTGTTTGCGCATTTCGGGAATAAATTTAGACACCATGAAGGTGTACGGTTCTGAGCCGTCATACTTTGGAGGTTGCCAGCCGTATAGGATAACATCACAGCAACGTGAGTTACCTGCACCAGCCATTACATACTCGCCAACTTCAACAATCTTCTTCATACTTCTATGTTGATATGGTCGTTCTGTATCTGTTACTTGTGCATCTGCTGCAAAGGTAAATCCTTTGCTATCTCTGATGGCAATGATTGTAGTCATTATCCACCCAGTTGCGCTAGGATATCCTGAATAGTAGGTGCCCCAGGGGGTGCTGCGACAGGAGCACCACCCATAGTTTCGGATGCCTGTGCTTCAACTGGAGTACCCTCGCCTGGGGCGGCTTGTGGACCAGCAGCCATCTGCTCTAGAAGGCTTTCAGGACTTTGCTCTACTGCTGCCTGTGCTGGTTGTTCTGGTTTTTTAAATACTTCCAGAACAGAATCTTCAACGCTCTTACCACTACGGCGATTGTCAATGGTCTGAGCAATCTTCATTACGATATCTGATGGGTCCTGACCTTGGGCAGCCATTTGTGGGATTGCCTGTGAGGTAGCACTCAATGCACCCATAAGTGCATTACGCATCTTTTCAATGTCAATGCGTTCAATTTCCTTGGATACGTTTACGTTCCATGGAAGTTCCTGCATTACAAACTCTTGTGAGATTAAGTTTGCCTGTAAAGCCTGAAGGCTAAAGATAAGAGCACGTGATGGGTCAAGTCCTGACATCAAACCATAGCGTACTTGTACGCTGTAATCTTCCTTGATGTCTTTTTCTGGACTGTACTTAAGAATGTAAGGGGCACCGTTGAAAGTCATTTGTGTTGACTTTTCGCCAGGGAATAACTTCTCGTCCATCTCCATGGCTAGTGCCATGACATCTTGCAATGTTTCTGCAAGGATTTGCTGACCAGCCTTGATTTGGGAATCAAAGCCACCAAGAAGTGCTTGAACACCAGAACCCGTAATTACGGATGCGTTGATATTTCCTGAGCGACCTTCTGGGTAACGAGCACCCATTCGCATTTCTTGTTCAAGAATCTGTTGTTCTTGGAATGCGCCCATTGGAATTTCTAGACCAACACGGCGAACACCCTGTGGGTTTGCAGTACGCATGACTGCATCAGGACCAAATGCAAATTCTTGCATATCCTGTGGAACAACCATAGGTGCGTTAACTGATTTCTCAGCAGCATCCATGGCAAGAAGGCTAAAGCGAGCACGAGCAATCTGTGCCCAAATGACATCATCAAACTGACCACGTGGGTCTTCGGTGTCAATGCCTGGACGCTTGGCAATGCGAACACTTAGTTTACCTAGTAGGTTCTTTGCCTTGCGCAGGGGAAGGTTTCCTCGCTGTGGGAGGAACAGGACTACCTGGTCTTTGTCCTCGTAACGAATCAAATCAAGTAGAGTACCGAGGTCAATGTTTCTGCGGTCTTCTCCACCAAGGATTTGGCGTTCGTACTCTGGGAACTCAACAATAAGTTCACCAATGGACTTTAGGTAACGCTTGCTATATGAAACACATCGTCCGTAGCGGTCATATTCTGGGTAAGCACCCAATGGGTTTTCTACACGAATGCGTGGCATACGAGCCTCAAAGTCAGGCTCTACAACAAACGGCAGGAAGGCATAGGTATTATACCAATCTGCGCCTGTATACATCTGGGTTTGTAGCCCAGAAAATTCAACGTAGTTGTTGACAATCATGGAACGCAAGTTAGCGTTCTTCTTTGCCCTGTCAGATGTTACGTCAGGTGTCTGACAATTAAACGATGGCAATGGAGCCAATACTTCAGCCAAGTCACGAGCAACAACGTCAACGAAGTTGGCAATCATTGGCTTTGACATGCCCTCTGGGAACATGTCAGGGTATACCGATACCATGTCACCACGGCGTACAGCAGTGATATCAGCCATACGCTGGTCACGAACTGAGTATCGCTGGCGTAGGTAAAGTACCTTGTCAGCGACCTGTTCCATTGAGAGTGCCATGAATATCCTTAAAGATAAGTTGTAAATTGTTCCATTGCTAAATCGTCAAGATTAACAACTGCTTGCTGCGCCATCTGGCGCTGAGTAACAAAGCGACTTGTTGCGTGATAGATTTGAGTTCCTGAGTGCTGAATCATTTCCTTGGCTTTAATCTCGCAGAACCACAGAGCCATTACAACGTCTGTAGGGTTACGAGTTCCAGGCTTCCAGGTAATCAACTGATTGATTAGAGCCTTGATGCCCTCGTGGTACTGAGGGTCTGGTAGTTCAATGAGATTATCTCGGTTATGCTTGCTGTTTGTCATAGTACCAAACAAGCCCTGCATAGCAGCCACACCGAAGTCAGTGTCCCACTTGTTTTTACCAGTGAAGTGACTAGAGAACCTTACGCC